GAAAACCATTTCAATAATGTTTTATTACTGCATTTAGAGCATAGTGATGATTATTTATGGTGTATTAGCTGTAAACCTGATCAAATTTATTGGATTAAAACTAAAATATCAAAAATGATGAGATTAGGTAGTATAACTGACTCAGAAAAAAAGACAACAGTTTCAGTTTTTTATTGTGAATTTGTATCCTTATTTGGTTTTAATGGTCATATGATTTATCCTATTATAAAGAAAACAAAAGAAATATCAAGTGCATTAACAGGAGAAGGTTTCCAGTCAGATATGTCTGCAGTATCTTCAAGAACTGCAGAATTAGTAAGAACTGGTTGTACTATGACTGAATCTTTAATATTCCATAAAATTCATAACTGGCAACTAGCAAATCTGTACTCACTTTTAGAAGGCCAAAGAAATTTTGACAATAAATATGGGATTTTTGATAAGCCAGTAGAATTATTTGGTCTTTCTGAGGTTCACCCTTTATTATATTTTACAAATAATGGGGATTGCAATAATTTGAGGTTATATAAATATTGTGATTGCATTAGGCTTCTTCAAATATTAATGAAACCTCAAGAAAATTTTGAGGAAATTGACAATTTGACAACTATGAATAAGCCCAAATTTAATTATTTACATTCAGGTAGAAAAATTAATAGGATAATGAAAAAACTTGAAATAAATCATCAAGATAATATTGATTTTTTAAACCAGCATCCTGTTTTACAATTTTATAAACCAAGATCAAAAAATTTAATTGATAGATATTTAAAATCATTTTATTCCATGAGATCCTTTCAGAAAGCTTATGAATTTACTGGTAGATTTCAAATACTATTACGAATAGCTTATTTCACTTCTAAAAATTGTTTAAATTTTTTACAATTCAAAGACTTGACAATTAAAGATTTTATTGAAAGTATTCCCAAATTTGTAAATGAATCATCAATATACAATATTAAAGAAGAATTCTTAACAAACGGAGATACAGCAGCTCATATTTTTTATGGGTTGTTAAATGCTTCAACTTTTAAGGTGGAATTTAGTAAGAAACCTTTTGAAAAACAACTTATAGCCAACAAATCTCCATATTTATATAATGCCATGAAAATTGATGCACCAGCAAATTTATTGTTATTGAAGAAATATGACCCTATTTTGTTTGAATTGGAAAATGTAAAATTGGCAAGAAAATGGGATATTGATCAAGATATGAAAGTAATTGATAAACTTGATAATTATTTTATTGATTTGCCATTAAGAGAAAGAATAATGATGATTTATAAAAATTTAACAGCATATAATAAGCAAACAAAAGCTATGATGTTACCTTTTGCTAATAGAAGAGAATTATTAGATTTTTATAGATGTATTTTAAAAGATCAAACAAGTAATTATTGCAAAATATTTTTAAATCAAGTGTTAGAAATAACTTTCCCAAACCCTATAAATACTAGTATGAGAATTTTTTATTTTAAAAATAGAGAAATTCCCCTAGAAAGAGCTTTGAATTTAACATTATTAAGCATTTATTCTAACATGAAATTCAGACCACCCTTTTATAAAAGATCAATAATTCAAATGTATTTTGACAAGATGGAAACAATGATGAAAGTTTCTGCTATTGATTTTTTAAAGCAACTATCACCAGTTGACATGCAGTATTTACAATTTAGTAAAAGTGAAATCCAAAGTACAATGCTTATGAAAATGGATTTATGCCCAAATATTGATCATATGAACGAGTTTATGAATATGTATACTTATTTTACCTATAAATATATAAAGACTGGTCAAAAAATAACCGGTAAATGGGTTGGGGACACAATCTGTGATTTTATAATAAATAAATGCCATGGGAAAATACATTGGTTTGAAAATGAGAAAAAATTTATGTTGTGTATTAATCAAACAAATCATATATTAATGGGTCAAGCGTTAACAACAGCATTATATCAGATTCAACATATAAAATTAGAAGAAATGAAATATAGTGACCCTAATAATATATTAAATGAATATGGTATGACCAGAGACAAATTTCTCATTTTCTTCGAAAAATTTAAATTTTATTATAGAAAAAATAACCAATTAAATACAAGACTAAGAGTACTAGTTACTGATGATATTGGTAGGTTTCACTTTGTTTACATAGATCAGTATGACAATAAAGAAGCAATTTATTACCCAATTGTTGTCAGTCAGAAACTAAAAAATAGGGAAGCTAAAGAAAAAAATTCTTTAAACATTGATGAAACATATGATATCAATATTGAAAGTTGTACATTAATAACTAAACCAAGCAATTGGATAATTGCTAAATTTGGGTTTTCACAATTTTGGACTGAACCTAGTTTAATTGTAAATAGTAAAGAAATGACACTTGGAGGTGTTAAATTATCATATATAATAACTGATATGAGATTAGAAAAATTGATTTCCAATGATAAAAAATATTTTAAAATTGAAAATATTTATGAACACCTTATTGAATCAGAGATTATGTATGATATGAAAGAGAAAATAAAAATTCATGAATATAATAAAGTTTTTAAACAAAAAAAGATGATAAAAGAAATTATTGCCCCAAATTTATATGATAATAAAGAACCTCAAGAAGAAAAATTGGCACCTAGTATGTCTAATTTTGGATTACCTATGGATTTAATTTACATGGGCTCTGAAGGTTATGCCTTACACGGAGAAACATTGAGATCTTTAACAAGTGTTGATCCTAGTGATTTTAATATGTTAGATTTTAATATAAATTATGATGATACTTCAAGTGAAGAAGAAGATTCTGATTTTGAGGGATTTGAGCTTATTAAACCAGATTATGAAAAAGATGTAAAATTGTTTAAATTAGAAAAAAATATTGAAAAATATAATAGTTTTGTGACAAGAATCAATAAGCACTATGTATGGGAAGATTTATTATTAGCTGCATGTGACATGTTACATGTTCATGAAAAATATATATCAAAAATGGTTTATTTGATGATGTATATGTTAGAATTAAAATTCCCAAAATTTTTAAAAAAAGTCAAGAACCCTATATATAGATTTGTATTGGACAGAATTTTATTCATGATGAGAAACTGTCCTGTTGACCCAAATCCTGAATACTATCAAAGATATGGTATTTCTTTAAGATTAAATAGAAATATGGATGTTCAACATAGTATTTATTCACCGATGTTGTTTAATGAACAACATAAAATTGAAATACTTGGTTTTAAAACAGGAATTATGAAATTTAAAATACCTAAAGAGAGAGCTCATGAATTTATAATAACACATAAATCTTCTTCTCATGTTTACTTAGAAAAAATATTAAATGAAAGGGAAGTCAAAAAAGTCATAGAGGTTTTGAATAAATTCTATCAGACAGAAGTATTACATGAAGATGAACATTATGACACTTTATTATTTTGTTTGAAAGGTTTAAATTTTGAAATATTGCAAACAGATGTTTTAACTGATTGGTTTTAATTAATGATATGGATGTTTTTTTGTTTTAAACTGAGATCCCTGCTTTTGTTCTTTTTTTATTTTAATACACATCTATGCTGAATTGAATAACTTGAAAACAATATTTTTTTATTAATTTAAAATACAACTGACATGGAATGTAAAATATAATTAATGAATTAGTTGTATTATAGTGTTAAATGTATTAATAAGAATCCCTTTATAGTAGTACTATAAAGGGATTCTTTAAAACAAAATAATAAAATGCAAATTCAATTAACAGCTGAAGAAAAGATACTTTTTAATTCATTTGGTATAAATGATTTTATTTCTTTAACTTTAGATTTTTGTTCTTTTTTTAATCTTTTAAATTTTGAACCTAATATAAATAAATTGAAATTATTCTTAGACAAAGTTTATGGATTTAAAGAAATAGAAATTTGGAAATATATTTTGAATGAAAAAAAAGAAACTAAAATTTATGGAATAACTAAGTTATATACTATAAATTTCCCTAATTTGAATTTATTAACATTTCATAAAAATAAACTCATAGATAAAACAAATAATATTTCATATCAAATGTTAAAAGACAGTAATTTTTCTCCTCAATTGAAATCATTAGAACCCCCAAATTCTTTACTATACCCATTGATAAAGCAGAATTTAGGCGAGACAGGATTTGTAGAATTTTTAATAAAAAATCCATATAGGTTAAATCTTGAATTAACAACTCATAATATAAATAATTATAATGCTTTTCTAGGAAAAGATTCATATTTAGTTAAAATAGCCTTAAATTTTAAATTCAATTATAAAATCTTATTACTTAAGAAAACTGTCCTTGGAAGTAATTATCAAGAATACTATTCATCCATAATTAAAGAATTACTAGATTTAGGTGATAAAATTTATAAGCCTCTTAAAGTCAAAATGGAGTGTGATATTTTAGAGTGTTCTTATATAGATTTCCCTATAGATCAAATGGATTGCCATGCAAAATTATTTAATCTATCTGGTATTTCAGTTAATATTAAAACAAATTTATTAGAATCTTTATTGCATATTTTACAAGTTAACATAGTCCTAGTAAGTCCTAACATTGTCAAAATTATTGAAATACATAAAACTTTACCATATATACTGGTAAAAAATTTAAGTGACTATAACACAGAAATTTCAAGTAAAATCCTAAAGATAGGGATTTATAATTACCCTTTTTATTTTTCTAAAATGAGTTTACTGAAATTTCTTACAAATTTAAATTTAGATTATGATATCATTATGTATAAAAAAATTCAAACATCTCCAAATTATTATTATTTTTTCCAATTTTTAAATTTTTTTATTCAAGGTCAAATGATTATTAATAATAAAATTGTTATGCGAGCTGCCCAAGAATCATTATATCATATTAGACATGATATTGTCGTTTATACAATTTGCAAGAGTTTTCAAATTGAAGATTTTACAGAAAAAACATTCAAAGAAAAATTCCAATTAGATGAAAATACTCCTGAATTGAACAAAACCCCAGATATAATTATTGAACATGATGGGAAATTTACTGTTATAGAAATAACTGTTAGCATTAATGCTATTAAATCCAAAATAAAGAAACTTGAAAAATATCAACCAATAATTGATTATATTAAAATTAGAACTTCTAAACAAATTGAATTAAAGGTTGTTTCACTAAATTCGAATTTATCAAACTTAATGCAACAAATGAGAGATTACATGATACCTAATATAAATCTTTTCCAGTTAACAAAAATTATAGATACTTGTCAGGACTTAATTTATCGATTAAATGCATTTATGGGCACACCTTTTGATCATTCTCTTCCTGATCCAATAAACATTGAATATAAAGATGATAATATTGTGAACATTGAAAACAAATTAGAGCAGAGCATAAAGAGTAATTCTTTTGAAAAAATAATGCATTTTACTTTAACAGATAGTCATACTGATATGAATTTTGTTCCTAATGTTGATTCAATTGCTGATTTAAATAATGCTTTCAAAAATATAAAAAATAAGACTAGAGAAGGTTATGAAACAATGAAACCAAAACCAACATTACATTTTTTATTAGATTCAAATTTTTTTGATTATCCAGAAAAAAATGAAGATATAAAAATTAATGAAAGTGAATTAGCACTTAATTTTTTTGAATTATTTGAAAATTCTATAATGGATATAGGAGAATTAAGCCCTAGATTCACTTTTTTATATAGACTTTGCCAAAAAACGAAACAAATCAGCAATGACCAAAACTCAAAAGATATGTTTTGTGATGGTAGCCTTAAAATGCTTCCTAGGGATGAATTCCAAAAACTAAAAATGTCAGAATTAGAAGCTATAAAACAATATAAACAACACAAGGCTTTGAATTTAAAAGAAAAAGCTGACTTTTTGAAACAAGATTCAACCACAATAAAACCAAGATATAATAGTTATTTGGATACATTAAAAAATGAAAGGGGTATTAATAAAGATGAATTATTTTCTCAATATAAAAAAGCTATAAAGATTTCTATTAATAAACAAGATGTTAAAGCAAGAAAATTTTATGTTGAAGCAGGTATAAATGCAAAAAAAGAAAAAAATTTTATACAAAAATTAAAAACAAAAAGCAAAAGTTTGAGATTAGACGAATCAAATCTTTTTGTTGAATTTGAGAATTTTTTTGTAAATCAATCTTTATTAAATGAAAATTTTTATTTTGACTTCCCAAATTTTATGACAAATTCTTCATTTATAAAAGATGAAGACACAATTATGTTAATGAAAAAACAATGTCATAATGAATTCAACCCACTACTTGACATTTTTTCAAAATTACCTATTTTTCATACAGCATATAGGTATTCATTATTTGCAAAGGAGCTATTCATGCTAGGTTCATTTATTTCAAGAAAAGGACAAGTTTATGTTTTCTCAACCGGGTTAAAAAATGTATTTTGTATTGTTCTAGGTCAATCTTTAAAAAGAATGACAGATCCTGGAATTGTATTTTGTTTTGCCGGCTATATTAATAAAAATGAAGAAAAAATTTCAAAATTTTCTGAAATCTACGGTGACATAGAATACATGGAAAGTTATGATAAGATATTTTTTATTAGTAATTGGAGAAGATTAAAGAAAACCAAATTGGCATTTATGTCAGATGTTTTTTATTCAACATTATCCAGTGCTCTAATAGATTTAGGAAAATTTCCTTTTAAAGAAATAAACACAAATCATCTAAAGGAATTCTACACAATTCGCGTTATAGTGGGTTTAAATTCTAGTCAAAAAAATGCTGAAATGTTACTTGATTTTAAATATCTTGCTTTGGGTTCACTTTCAAAATATGCTAATTTAAAAAAATTGTTACCAGATAAATTTGGTCCTTATTACCCAAACCACTTAAGTGTTTGGTTAGTTAATATGTTTTGGACCTATTGTAAAAATATTATTTTAAAGAAAATGGTAGGTTTTAATTTCTGTGACTTAAATGCACCAATGTATGTAGGTGATGAAAGATTAGCTGTTTCAACAGGTGGGAAAATGAATATACCTGGGTTCTGGACAAGCAATTTAACTATAGAAAGTTTTGATTTGTTTTTATCTAGTTTGCACACTTATGTGCATTCCCCTAAAGAACCAAATTCATTGTTTTTTGAAAACATAAAATGTCTTAATACAATTATGAAATTTAAAAATCTATATAAAGATTCAACAGAGGAGAGAAAATGGGGTTATTCTAATTCTAAAAATCTTAAGGAATTATTCAAAGAAAATAATTTTGGTTTTTCAGCTACTTTCCTTTATGAAGCAACTAAAGAATTTTTATCAACAAATCCTATAGACTTCTATAAAATTTTAGATAATGATATCTTTAGAATCCCTATTGCACATTTTACATCTACAAAATCTAGCATTGAAAGCAATAATAGAGCTATTGAATCTACAGATAGATGTAAAGTACATGATGCATTAGTAAGTAGGACTGATATAAATACATTAACTTTATTTGAAGTAGCAAAGAAGAAATTAGAAGATGATACATTTTATCCTTTAGCAGATATGTGTATAAAAGAACAATATGGTGCTAAAAGAGAATTTTATGTCTTAGATATTGATTCCAAAATGCTTTGTAAATCTATTGAAGAATATTTTAAGTTAATTTGTAAAAATATCCCAACTGAATGTATTAGTGTTCCAGGGGATATGAAGTTATTAAAAATGCAAACAAATATTAATAAAATATTAAGACATGCTGACCAACACAATCAAGTTGTATATTTTATAAATGGTGATTGTACAAAATGGTCAGCTTCTGAAGTAATGCAGTCTTTTCAAACAATACTTTATGCACAAAAAGAAAAAATGCCAAATTTTTTATATAATTTATTTCAATCAATCTGTGAGATATGGAAAAGAAAACAATTACAATTCCCTTTGGATATGCAAAAAATTAAGATAATAACTGAAAAAACAGAGTATTTATTTGAAGATGGGCATCGTAAATATAGAGTTGAATTGGAGCAAAATTTTTTAATGGGGTTATTTAATTATTTTTCTTCCTATAAAGCTAGTATTGTATATGATTTTATTAAAAAAACTATAGAAAACCATTTCAATAATGTTTTATTACTGCATTTAGAGCATAGTGATGATTATTTATGGTGTATTAGCTGTAAACCTGATCAAATTTATTGGATTAAAACTAAAATATCAAAAATGATGAGA